TCAACTGCAACGTACATTAGAGAGTAACAGATAATGGAACATTTACAACGAGCCGCTAAGATTGCATTTGCTAGCCAATTTAATTTTTATTTAAAGGCTGCGTTCTTTCATTGGAACGTGGAAGGGATTCACTTTCAAGAACTACACGCATTGTTTGAGCGTATCTATGTAGAAGTATACGAAACTGTAGACGAGTTTGCAGAAAAGATTCGCACCCTGGGTGCTTATGCTCCTGCATCAAACAGTCGTTTCAGTGTGTTGAGTCAGATACCTGAAGAAACAGAAGTATTGCCAGCCGAACAAATGGTTACTGAACTGTTGCAAGACGCTGACAATATGGTATTGATTCTAAAACGAGTATATGATATTGCAGAAGCGGAGGGCGAGCACGGTTTCTCAAACTTCCTGGCAGAACGTATGGATGCTTTCCGTAAACACGCCTGGATGTTACGTGCCACATCAAAATGAAAATTGTAGAAATTGTAACTGAAACGGCAGCCTGGCAGAAAAAGTCTGGTAAAAACAAAAACGGCGGCTTGAATCGCAAAGGCGTCAAAAGCTATCGTAGACAACATCCTGGTTCAAAACTGCAGACAGCAGTGACAACAAAACCTAGCAAGTTAAAGAAAGGCTCCAAGGCAGCCAAACGTCGCAAGAGTTTCTGTGCCCGTATGAAGGGTATGAAAAAATCTCGCACAGGAGCCAAGACCAAACGCGATCCAAATAGCCGTATCAACAAAGCCTTACGCAAATGGCATTGCGAAAGTGTAGAACAATTACAACAAATGTTGATGATTGCCGAGTCTACATTGAATCCCATTGATCCCACCAGTCCAGGTGCAGGTACTCGACTCAAACAAGAGTTGTCCAAGGAACTACACAGAGAACGTCAAGCACGTGCTTACAGAGATCAACAGATGAAACGTGCAATGGCACGTCACCACGAGGACGATGGCGAGCAAGACTACGAAACCCTAGATGAGATCAAACAACGCTTGGATGCCAAGTGCTGGAAGGGCAAGCACAAAGAAGGTACCAAGATCAAAGGCGGCATTAGAGTCAACAACTGTGTGGCCAATGAAGGTGTTGAACCCAAACTAAATGAGTTTGTTAACGAATATGCGCCTTGGGTAGCCGAACAACTAGGCATTGAATTACCTACTATTGAACTGTTGAATGAACCCATTGACACCACTTTTGGTATGTATGATCCAGAATCCAAATCAATCAAATTGGTTGTAGGCGGACGTCATCCAGTTGATATTTTGCGTACACTGGCACACGAGCTAACACATCACAAACAAGACCTAGAAGACAATTTGCCCCCGGGCGCTGGTGAAACAGGCACTGATCAAGAAAATGAAGCCAATGCCAATGCTGGCATTGCTATGCGTGACTTTGCTGAACACAATCCTGAATACTTTGGTGTAAAATGAACCCAAACGATTACCCAGTGTATCCAGAACAACAAGAGGGCGACGACAGTGATTATAAACGAAATCCTTACAGCCCCGTCTAATAACCCCCAAGAAGAACTGGATGAGATACTTGCCAAATGTTGCGAGTTGGTTCTTGATGGCCAAGAGAGTGATGCAGATTTTTATGGTATGGTGGGTGCTTGTGTGGTATTTCCCGATGGTCAATGTATATACGGTGTCAACTACGAAGCTGAAGATGGCACTAGAGTACATGCTGAACGTGCTGCCTTAGAACGCTGTGCTGATGTCTCGCCAGAATGTATCGTAGTAACTACCCTGAGTCCTTGTAATCGACCAATGGACGAACGTTCAGGTGAAAGTTGTGAGGACCTGATTGCTGAATACGGTATTGAACACGTATATTGCGGATACAAAGACCCTACACAGGATCAAGACGCAAGTATAGAGACTGAAAATCCAAAATTACGAGAATTGTGCAAACAGTTGGCCGACACTTTTTTATCAGAAACAATTGACCCGGTGTCTGGTCGCGGTGCTGTTCCTCCAGCTAACACAATCAAACCAGAAAAACAAATACCAGCAAAACCAATTGAGCCGGCTGTGCGTGTTGATATCAACGGACATAGGCCAGATCCCAATGCCACTACTTACAAAAAATCTGTAAAAGAAAACTTTGCTGATGGCCGAGTCAAAGGCAAAAGTCGTCCAGGTCGTGTCAAACGTGCTGGTGCCAGTTGTAAAGGAAGTGTAACTGATCTACGTCGCAAAGCCAAAAATGCATCAGGCGAACGTGCCCGAATGTATCACTGGTGTGCCAATATGAAGGGCGGCAAAAAGAAATAACCAAACACCTACCTTAGGACGTTATCGTTACTATAGGTGTCGCCGGCTGCTGGCGAGAATATTATGGGAGTCGTGCCCCGGAATGGTATTCTAAAGTGAGCACAAATTCTAAACTGCTCTTGCGTTCTGCAAGTAAATACTGTATAATTGTTCAATTACCAAGGAGATTCAAATGTCATCACGTATGTTTAGCGCCGAGCAAAAAGCCAAATTGACCCAAATCATCAACGAAGGTATGGCAGTACTGCAAGAAATCGAAGACCTTAATGCAGGTTTAAGCGATACTGTCAAAGCCATTGCTGAAGAAATGGAAATTAAACCAGCTATCTTGAAAAAGGCTATCAAGATTGCACAAAAAAGCAAGCTAGGCGAAACCAATCAAGATCACGAAGATCTAAATACTATTTTAGAAACAGTAGGTAAAACCCTTTGATTGAATTGTTTCAAGGCACATTGGAATATATCCGTCGCGACTTCCGGGAATATCCTTTACGTTTTTGTGCAGAAGTCTTTAGTTGGGCCTGTAGTGTTGTCAGTGCTGTGATATTTGCGGCCACTGTGCCTACTGTTCCTGTAGTTCCGCTGTATACAATTTTTATCAGTGGATGCTGTGCTGCTGCTTGGACCTGTTGGACTCGCGGCAGTTTTGGTTTACTTGCTAACTATGTTTTTTTGATCACCATCGACAGCATAGGTCTTGCAAGAATGTTGTTTCAGTAGTATAATAAGATTCGCCCACTTGACGGGCATGAAGAGCGAGTGTAAGCTCAAAGTTACACACTGGAGAGTAAATGTCATATATTGACGCATTGTTTGATCGCGACAAAGATCGTATTCACGTTGTAGAACGAGTCAACGGTGAGCGGGTATACAAAGAATATCCTGCCAACTACGTGTTTTATTATGACGATCCACGTGGCAAGTTCCGCACTATCTTTGATACTCCAGTTAATCGCTTTACTACTAGAAACAGTAAAGAATTTCACAAAGAACTCCGAGTCAACAGTAACAAACGCCTATGGGAATCGGATATCAATCCCATCTTCCGTTGCTTGGAAGAAAATTATCTTGGGATGAATTCGCCCCGACTTCAAACAGCCTTTTTCGATATTGAGGTCGATTTTGACCCTGATCGTGGCTATTCCAAACCTGAAGATCCATTCAACGCTATCACTGCTATTTCAGTTTACCTAGACTGGATGGATAAACTGGTCACCTTGGTGGTTCCACCCAAGAGTTACTCGTGGGCCACAGCCGAAGAAATTTGCAAAGGCTTTGACAACTGCTTCCTGTTCGAACGTGAAGAGGACATGTTGAACACATTCCTTGATCTAATTCAAGATGCCGATATCTTGTCGGGCTGGAACAGTGAAGGCTTCGATATTCCCTATACCACTATGCGTATCAATCGTGTGCTCAGCAAAGATGACACACGTAGACTGTGCCTGTGGGGCCAATATCCCAAGCAACGTACCTTTGAACGCTTTGGTGCAGAGAACTTGACCTTTGACTTGATAGGTCGTGTGCATATGGACTATATGCAGTTGTATAGAAAATATACCTATGAAGAACGTCACAGCTACAGTTTGGATGCTATTGCAGAATATGAACTTGGCGAAAGTAAAACGCAATACGAAGGCACACTAGATCAATTGTACAACAAAGATTTTCCCACGTTTATTGAATACAATAGACAGGATACTATGCTTATTGCCAAGTTTGATAAGAAACTACGCTTCTTGGACTTGGCTAACGAACTTGCACACGATAACACCGTGTTGCTTGCTACTACAATGGGTGCAGTAGCAGTGACTGAGCAGGCCATCATCAATGAGGCCCACAGTCGAGGTATGATAG